GCGACGAAACGGACGCTTCGCCACATCTCCCGGCGGGTGAGCTTCACTTCGAGCTCCCGCTCGAAAAATCGAATGAGGGATTTCTCTAAGGCCGACGTTTTACGGCCTTCCTTTACCTGCGATACAGGCAACACGACTGTTCTTTTCATTTTTGTAGTGCATTAAAATGAATAAATAAAATATAAACACGGAGAGGGGACAAAAAAAGTTCCGCTCCCCGTTGCACTACACCTGAAACAGGCAGTGGGCGCATTAACGCTCCACACGGGACGGAACTATAAATTGACCGATGGACACAAAAAATGCCAACGGCTTTGTTGGCGAACCTCGTCGCCTGTTTCAAATGTAGTGCATTGCAAAGATGGGGGTTCTTTTCGAGAAAAGCAAGAGATCGGGCGAAAAAAGAAACGCTTCGCCACATCTCACGGCGAGTGAGCTTTACTTCGAGCTCTTTTTCAAAAAAACGGATAAGATAGTTTTCGAACGCAGAATTCTGTCGTTCAGTGCGGGCGGAGAAAATTTTCCCCTGAATCCCGATGGATTTTGTAGTGTCCATAAGATGGTTTGTTTGGCATTTTCAGGCAGAAAAACGGCTGCCATTTCCCGTGTCGCCAAACAAACCATCTTGATGCGTCGAGCGCAAAAAAATGAACAGGAAAGACAGCCGATATTCGTATTGCACGCCATTAAACATGGCTATGATGGACACAAAAAAAGCCCAAATTCGCTTTGAGCTGTTAACCGTAGCTCTAACGTCATCGTTTACGATGGTTTATTTGGCACTGCAAAGATGAGATATTTTTTTGAAACAAGCAAACAATAAAAAAGAATTAAGTTCTTTGTCAAAAAATATTTTTATTATATATTTAGCATTTAATTGATAAATATAGAAACCAATCACATCTATCACATATGAGAATTGACTATTCAAAGTGGAAAACCAGGCTATTATCAATTGAGCACCTCAAATTAGATATTAAAAATCCTCGTTTCTCTTATCAATCGACAAAAGAAATGAACCAAACAGAAATTATTAAATATCTAATTGAAAATTATAGTGTATATGACTTAGCGAAGGATATCGCTATCAATGGATACTTATTGAATGAAGCACCTATTGTGTGTAAAGAAAATGGAAGTTACGTTGTCCTAGAAGGGAATCGACGAGTCGCAGCTTGTAAAGTCCTACTAAACCCTGTTAAATATTTGTCTCCGGCTCGGGCAAAAGAGTTATCAAAATATGAACCTATCAATGACAAATTGAATTGTATTATCGTGTCAGATCGTAGAGATGCTGATACTCTAATCTACAATAAGCATACAGGGATTCCTCTTGTGAAATGGGACAAAGTCAGCCAAGATGCTTTTCTCGTAAATTTAATTAAAGGGGATAATTTATCTATAAGCGAAGTAGCTACAAAATTCAATGTCACCCAGTCTGAGATAAGAAAATCTTTAAGACGATATGCTGTACATCAATATAGTATAAGTCTTTTCAAAGATGAACCATACGAACTTGAACAAATCCAATTAGATAGTTTCCCAATTACCAATTTCGAAAGGTTTTACGAAGATGAAAAAGGAGCTAATTTTTTAGGAATAGCGTTCAATAGTAATGGGGAAATTCAACGGAGATTACCGCAAGAGGAATTTGACAAAAGATTTAAATTTATAGTCAATCAAATACTTAATCAAGAATTAACCTCTCGTTCATTCAATAATGAACAAGATAAGAACGAATATATTGACAGCATAAAAAAAGAATATGATAAGGATAAATTTGATTTATCCATTGAGGTTAGCGATTCACCAATAGAAGAGCCCCCATCGCAAGAAATAGTTTCACAATCTAATAATGCTCTAACAAACCTTGAAACTGTAAGTAATAAGCCTAAGAATCCTCGTCAAAGGAGTAAAAGCGGTCTATTTACGGGATATAACTGGACAAAAACTGGTAATCGTAAATTAGATACTCTCTTTACCAGCTTACAATCTTTAAATTATAAAAAACATACAGATGTTGTTGCCATTGCATTGAGGTGTTATGTTGATATGTTGGTGTATCAATTCTTACAAAAAAAGGGGTGTATCGGACTTATCTTTTCTGATGATGCCGCGAAAACACAAGAAAAAAATGACAAAAAATATAATGAACTCAAACAATATCTACAAAGTAAGTATGCCATCAGTGACGAAGAAATAGATGATGAAGAATTACGGAAACTCTCTCGATTCTATCAAAAGGACACCATGCCAAACAGAATCCCAGAATTAAGCGCAATGATACTATATATCATACAACATAAGGATCTATTTAATAATGATGCCCGTCTTATTCAAGTACTCGAAAAGTTCAAAAAGGGTCATGGTAATTTGTTAGATTTGAAATCATTTAATATGTTTGTGCATAATAATTACCATTCTGCTCATGATTCAGCTCTTGAAATATGCGCAAATGAATTAGCTCCTGTTTTAGATTTTATGCACTCTTATTTAGCCAATGAACAATAATTATAGTCCACTAAGATACCCCGGAGGTAAAGCAGTAATGAGTCCTTTTTTAAAAGACTTCATTAAGGCGAATAATATCCACAATGTAGTCTATGTTGAGCCATACGCAGGAGGAGCAGGAGCTGCATTAAACCTTCTATTTACAAGACAGGTTGACAAAATTATCATCAATGATGCAAGTATTCCTATATACTCGTTTTGGAATAGTCTTATAAATCATTCTGAACAGTTCATGAACCTCTTTGAACAGACAGAGGTTAATCTCGAAGAGTGGCACAAGGAAAAAAATATTTTCATCAATAGACATAGTCAGTTTTCCGTTGAATTGGGATTTGCTACTTTCTTTCTGAATCGATGTAATAGATCCGGTATTTTAGCCGCAGGACCAATCGGTGGACGAACCATCGAAAAGCAAAGCAATGCTAAATATAAAATAGATGCAAGATATATAAAGGACAGATTGCGAGAAAAACTTATAAAAGTAATTTCTCATAAGGATTTAATCGAGGTGATGAATAATGATGCTCTATTCCTTCTACAACAGATTGATCAACTTCCACAGAACGAAAAGAAGCACTATCTAATATATTTGGACCCACCATATTATGAGCATGGTGCTGAATTATATCTAAATTCTTATACTCATAACGATCATGCAGAACTTGCTTCGTTTCTTCTAAATAGAACAACCATAAAATGGGTACTTTCTTATGACAACGTGAAAGAGATTCGAGATTTATATAAGGGGAATCAATTATATACCTTTGATTTGTCTTACAGCGTTCAAGAGAAGAAACAAGGTAAAGAATTACTTGTAACCAGTAAAAATACGGTCTTACCCTCTCAGTTGGAAATTAGAGGCTCAAAAAAAATAAGACCTCTAACTTTATTATAGGGTATATTAAATACAACTCCTTGCGGTATCAAAATTAAAGGGAACAAGAGCTTACTCCCGTAAATGACTTAACCAAGATCTTAAAATAACGTAGCAACTTACTACCATTATGACATACTACAATTGCTCTATTTATACACACTTGTATTATTCCTTTAATTTATCCTGAATATTATTGGACTCTTGAATTTGCACTTCCTTTTCAGAGGCCTTTTCCACATTCTCTGTCCTTTCTTTTTCCTCCACTTTACTACCTATATATTCAAATCTATTATAAAGGAAACAAGTTAATCCCATGTATATTATAATAGCAATAATTCCCAAATAGAATCGTATGGACTTCACATATTCTTTCCAATTCAACCTCTGTATCAAAACTGGAGAAACGAGAAGATACAAGCACATAAACAGGATTAACAATACACCTAATCCCATTGTATTACAAATTAGCAATAAAACACTTTTATCATGATTCGCAATAAAGATATTAACCGTTCCAAATAAAAAAGTTATCGCCGCAGAGAACAAAGCTAACATATCATACGCTTTCTTATTGGTTTCACTTATTGAGTTTTTAATATTATCAACTTCTTTCTTTTCTTTAGTTACAGACGAAAATATATTTAGCAACTGTTTCCTTAACTCATATTTTTCAGCAATTTCCTTCAACCTATCATAATTTTCATTATTCATGAATGCCGATGGTACAAATAAATTCAACTTATGGGTATCAGAATACACACATGACTCTTTAAACGGTAACTGAAATGCAATAAACTTATGCGATTTGCACCATTCAATAGACGTTCTATATTCTTCTAAAATACGATCTAATTCTTTGAATTTATTCTTCATCAGTACCTCGTCAACATCTTCATTCTTGATGTGACTATCAGCACAAGTAATAATAGCATCAAGAGCCTTCTCATACGGGTGAAAATTCTTTATGCCCGTAATATGTTGTATCTTTTCAATATCATGCAACTCTTTACAAATTTCATCTAGTTTAATATCTGTTTTATTTTTTACGATAAAAGAAAAACGACAATTATATAGATAATTATATACCGAGTTCCAAGCAAATGTATCATAAGATTCTCCCAATTTACTCTGTGGGGGATTGTCCTGCCATTTATGTGCCTTATAGCGGCACATAAATTCTTTTATCAATTCACTCATATTTCTGAGTGTATCTTTATATCGAGAATCTGATCTTTGCAACTCCCTCATTTGATTGATATACACCAGTAGTTCACCTTGAGACTTTTCACTACTTTTTTCAAATTCCACAAAATCTCCTATATCTAGTGTTTGAGGGTCGACAGTAACTAATTCAAAATCATCTTCATAATCAAAAGATTCTGATGAAATCTTTTTAAGATAAAAATTACATTTCTTTTCCAACAATAAACATAACCCTTTTATCTCTTTAGAATTAACATTATCCTTAAATGACTTTATCTTCTTACCTAAATGTAATAGTTCTTGCCTAGTCTCAGATGTTGAATATATTAAATAATCATATCTACAAAGAGGAACCACCAAATCTTCAAATTCAGCTAATATTTTTACCTGTCTATCTTTGAATGCTTTATAAAGCCCATATATAGGATTCCTTGCATTTAGTTGATACTTATAATCGACCTCTGATAAAAAACTTTGATATTTTCTTAATGCATTATACAACGAGCGTTGGAAATCCTCAAATAAGCCAAAAAGAAATACCTTTAACGGAGGAATAGGTTCTCCTGGATCTGGAGACGTTTCTTCTTCCGATAAACCTGCAACCTTATCTATATATTTCTTCAGAATACTGTTAAATTTTGGCTCAACCATATACTCGCCAGAGAGAATCGAGCGGGATAGGTGTATAAAACTATATTCTATAAATCTCTGAATCTTCTTACAAGCGGATTGAACTTCTTCATTCGTATATTCTGAAGGGAGCCAACTCCCCTTACCAAACTCAGCCACGTATCTTCCATAGCATTTCTGCAATTCCATTATCCCCTCCAATTTAATCAGTAAGACTAAACCGTTTATTGGAATCCTCTTCAATTGAAGCTGTTGACATCTTCGCGCTTAATTGTCCCATAAATACAGCAATGTCCATTGCCAAGTTCCAACTATTCCATTTGTGAGTAATCTCTACCAGTTCAAAAGCATTTAATTCGATAAGATTTTCGTTCTTTGCGCGAAGATCTTTAACAGCGTTTTGTATCGGTTCATACTCAGGGCCTTTATATTCTGATGAGAAGTCTATGCACTCTTTTCTTCTTTCAATAGACCTGTATTCAGCTATATATGAAGGCAACATATTTGCTTGGATTGCATTATATACATCACTCTCCACCGGGCCATATTGCATGGCATAAAAGTTATTAAATATCTCCAAAAGATTATCACCTCCATCTTCCTTGGGAGCAGCCGTCAAAAATAACAACTTCAAGGCTGTAAGTTTAGACAACGGCTTATTCTTTAACTCTTCATGAGAATCTCGCCACTCTTCAAAAAGTTGGAGCATATAATCAAATGCCTTTATTTTATCTATCATAATTCCTTTTTGTGCTTTTATTATACAAACAATAATACGATGAAAAGGGTCACAATCTATGGCATTATAATAAAACTTATATTGCCCTTATATCTTTGTCGAACAGAGCAAATCATACTATTTAAAGTTATAATAATTGTCATATGTTTGTTGCAAATATAGAGATTTTATTTTAGTTTTATCACAACATTGATAATATAATAAATATAATATGTCCCGATTCATAAAATATCTAACAATAATAATCGTAATATTTCTCATAATAATTACCATTCTAAATTTCCAATATATTGGTATATTATTTATCGATGAAATTTATGGGAAATATCCCACACTAAACAAGTTATCAGCTTTCGGAGACTCTTTTGGTTCTATAAATACCTTTATATCTTCATTCGCTTTAATTGGGGTCATTTGGTCTGTTATTATGCAGAAAAAAGAGCTTCAATTACAACGAGAAGAACTCCGTAAAACCACCGAAGAATTACATAGCCAAAAAGAAGAATTTGAACAACAAAATAAGACTGCCCGCTATCAACGATTTGACAATACGTTCTTTCAACTATTGAATAACCAAAGAGAGAAGATTCAAGACTTACATATATCATTTACAAACCTACATGAAGTTTTCGTAAGTGAAGACGAAAAGTACGATGGAAGAAATGTATTTAAAAATATTCTTTTTCACCGACTTCCCAACAACCGATTATCAACGAACCTAATTTCCTTAGTAAATGCTAAACAAGCGTGGGAGGGATATTATTCCTATTACTATGCTAGTATTTCCACTTTATATTTTAAAGGATTACTCCACTTATTAGAGTATATAAGTAGCAGCTCCATCATAGATGAATCAGATAAAGAGTTCTATGCCAACATTGTTCGTACTTCTTTATCCAAAAATGAACTGATAACTTTATTTTTACATGCTCAAATATACGATGTGGACAGATTTAAACATGTGATTTATAGATTTTCCTTTTTTCAAGATATAAAATCATACAACATATTAGATGAAAATCTTTATCCACTGTATGACGAACAAGCCTATACTTCAACGGTCACATCAACACAATATAAATAACTGACAATCAAATATTAAATTCCTTTTTTCTCTGCAAAGATTTTCAAATCCCCACACTTTTTCCAGCCTTCAAAAACTTAATACCCTAAAAAATAAGCTCTTAGGGATTCAAAAAGGAAATTTTTTTCCTTCTTTCAGTCGGAAGTGCCCCCTACTGCCCTGAGAAACAAAAGCAGATTCCGTATTTCGAAATAGCGGAATATGTACAAAAGCCCGGTATCAAGGCGTATCTATAAAAAAATGCAGCCCGCTTTCACAAGCAGACTGCATCGCTCATTCTAACTAAAAACAACTATCAGAACGCCCAAAGAGTATAACTAACCGTCACCCCGACGAATGGCTGGAAACCTCGCGGGGTAAGGCCATAACCGGCTCCGACTCCGATATTCCACCTGCGGGGCTTCTCCCGAACGGTGATAATCTGCGTCCTCGGAAAGAGAAACAGACTGTCGAGTCTCGGACGATACCCCGACACATAGGCTCGGTAGGTACTGTCTTCATAGACTTTCTGCGTAATGGGAATAGCGACCGCAACGCTATCGCTCCGATGTACGGTGTCGACTGCATGGCTCCCGACACTATCATCGACAGCGGACGGAAGTCGCACAATGACATATTTCACTACTACGCTATCCCGGGGAACCGGGACGAAGTAAGGAATCGTATCGACAAACGTCGCGGTGTCTTTCTCCCGATTTCCCTCGGGAGCGGTATCGACGGGGCGTAACCAGCCCCAAAAAGCGACAACGAGAAGCATACCGACGAGAAGCCAGGGCAATGTTTTCATAACGAGTTCAAATAATCGATAATTCCTTTTACGTGCAAACGGACTATCGCCTGCTTGCCTGCATCGCTCAAAAGATAATCCACGTCCTCTCGGTTATCTTGGAAAAGATTCTCTGTCAATACAGCCGGGCAATTCGTGTGTTTGCAGATGTAAAAGCTACTTACCCAATAATTGCGGCCGCCCGTCTCCCTGCGTACCGTCAGGCCGATGTTTCCGGCGGCTTCGGCTATGGAGCCGCTCGCTGTCTTGCGATGCCGCCGGATCGACAAACACGCTCCACCCTCTGGCCGAAAACCATGTCGAACCGTTACCGGCGGCATTGACATGTATCGATACGAGTATAGCCTGCTTGCCAGTTTCCGCATAAATTCGGTTCGCTCGTTCCACACGCTCCTTCAAGGGAACGTCTGTATCTTCGGGAACGAGCAAGGATACATCGATACCCTGCCGTTTCAAATCCTGCGCTATCCTGCGGGCCATCTCACGGGTGTAGGCATACTCCCTTAACCTTCCGTCCGGGCTTCTCTTTCCCGCTGTGTCCCGACCATGTCCGTTGTCTAGAATCACCTTCATTTTCTTTTAGATTTTATATAATGAACGGTCTTTCGAAAGACGATTACTCGTCTCTATTCTCCGGTTCGATCACATCGCCGCTCTTATTCTTGAACAGTTTGAAGATATTGATGCGTAACTTACTTCCCCGAGCTTCGAAGTAATTGTTGAAACACGAATTGATCTCGCAACCGTAAACCACCAACAGCACCAATGCCGGGAGTATCGGCAATCCGAAAGGTTCGCCGAACACTTTCCCGAAACTCATGGCCACCAATATCCAGCAAATATAATCCACCAATTTGTTCACGCTCCGCCGAGTCGCCCGACTCGTCCGAATCTTCTCCCCTCGCTTCCGAGCTGCCTCGATGCCGAATTTCAAGTCCGCCACGATCAAGCACACGGCCGCAAGAATAAACCACTTCACCGGCTCCAACAGATCGGTAAACAGCGTCAGCGTAGCTGTAAATACTTCTTGCAATACGTTTCTCTCCTGCATATCAATTCGTCCGTCTCTCGTTAAATACTCGTTCCAATTCTCTCGCCTCCGCCTCGGGGAGTTCCTCCCAATAAGCACAAGGATTGTAATTCTCCGGATAATTTATTTCCGAGACTATGGTTACACCATTATTCCTATCCTTATGGACAAATACGTATTTGTCTTTTGCTCTCAGTCTTTTCATACCGTCAGTATCCAATTTTTATCCGTAGCGATTTTTTTCTCGTCGTCTGTTAATTCTGAAACTCCTACACAACCGGTCAGTTTAATGGTCTTAGGACTCATTCCTGTAAAATCGGGCAATCGATCGAGTATGCTCACGATATTGTCATGCCCCAACGGTGAATTGGTTATTTCCAAGTTCGTAGCAGTTGAATATGAAAATTTCGACTCTTTCGAGAAGATTAAATTTTGCAGGCCTACATTACCCTCTGCAACTATTCCGTTGTAAACGAACCAGTCCAATTTAACGTCCGGCCAATCCAACGAAAAGGTCTTATTAAAGCCTGACATTTGTATTCTAAGTCCGTTTCCCTTCGTTGCAAATCCTTCCGGGAATTCAAAGTCATAAAGGGAATAGCAACCGACAAAAGCACCGTTGGCCTTCTCTATATAATCCATTTTGGGCGGGAAAACTATTCTTTTTAGATTTCTGCAATTGTTAAAACAGTTCGTCATATCGTTACCGGTATATTCTACTTGGGGTAAAATCACTTCTTCAACACTTCGTCCGATCCCATAGAAACAGTGAGAAAGATTGCCGAAAGTCATTTTCGACAAATCGGCTTTACCGAAAGCCATGTTGTCGTTCCCCCAAATATATTCTCCGATAGTTCCTCCCGACACTTCAATGTTATCCATATTTTCGGCTATGATATTCCTGAATCTATAACCGCTCAGTTTCCTAATTTTAAGAGTCCCATCCGTCAAAATATGCCTTAGAGGAGTTCTGCCATAAGAAAAAGAAGGAAAGTCTCTAATGCTCCTGTCTTTACCTTTAAATCTTATCGCCTCCAAATGATCCCACCCTTGATTAAATTCAAAATTATAGTCCGGGTCTATGTCTTCTCCGACTACCACATATTTTATGGGCGATATATTCCATGCCAATTTTACGCCGACTTTTACATACACATATCCGTTAGGGGCAATATCGCTTTGCGCCGGATTACTGAATTTTGCCTTCATTATCCAGAACTCTCTGCCTTTGCTGTCTATATTGCCGGTTCCTTTGGCATAAGTATGATTTATAAAGTCCAAAGTATTGGTTCTCGTCGGAGAAGCATAAGATTCTCCGTCCCCCCAATCTATGAAATATTGGTCATAGAAGGAACTGAATTGAACATGCGGCCTACCGATGGCCGACGGTAATTCGTCTGTCACCACAAACCAGATACTATCTTTCGGACATTCTTCCAAATCTCCCCATTCGATATCAGGAATCCACCTCGGTTTTTGAACAATAGCCGGCACGCTGACCGTCGCTTTCACCGTAACAGTGTCCGGCACTACGACAGATTCTTTCACCGCAACGGCCTCCGGCACGATTACTCGCTCTTGGACTACTGCACAATCGCATGTTCCCATAACATTATATAATTTTGATGTTTGTAGCTTCTTGCCTTCCGTACGGGCAATATCCTTTTTCGAAATCAGGATCCTCCCGACAGAAACGTCGCTCTACGGTGAGAATCCCCCGGCGGAATGTATTCGGCTCGAATATGCCTATCAGCTTACCGTCGCGAAAGACGCAATTAATGCGCTCACCGCCATTCTGCGATATTACACAAGACTGCCCGGCATCGTCCCGATAGATGAAGCGGAAAACCATATTTTCGGCATCTAGGGGATTACCTTGCGAATCTTCGAATACGATTTCGAATTTTATTCCTTCCCATGAATATTTTTCATGCATTCCTGTCATATTTTATATATAATAAGTATCTTTGTCCTAGCCCGACTGAATAGTCTTCGGGCAGTCCAGAGTGAAAAATCCTTTTGTAGGCCCGACGGAATAGTCTTTGGGCCTTTTTTCATATCTTCTCCTTTAACATTTCCCCTTTTTCAAAAGTGAATGAGAAATCAACGCCATTGGGAATTTCATTACCGACTACTCGAAGCGAGAACCTTGCGATATTCGAAATTCGAGTTCTCCCGTCGAACACAGCCAGTCCAAACTGTCGAACTACAATCTGTTCTCGACTTGCACCACGCGGTGTTTCTGTAAAGATGAATTCTTGTTTATATCGGCCATAATGGACAATGACTCTCGGGAATTTGTCTTCCACAACTTGTCCTCCAATCTCATCAGGTGTATTCGAAATTATGGTTGCGGCTCCGGGCGTATAGGGCCACCGATAGAACTGGAACCTTGATTCCGGGTTGTTTACGTTCTGCGGGATTCGCCAGCCGGCCACTTTTCGATACCCTTTTTTATCAAAATTCCTGTCTCGCGTAGAGACATGGCGCATGAGGCGAATTTCAAACGTCGAGGCGTCCGCCCCAGTCGGTAGGTATTCGACCGGATACAGGACAAGATTCCCCTGTTCTATTTTCAGCGTGATGTCGATGTATGGTGATGCTACTCCGATAGGACCAGAATTTTGGCTGCCAATCAAAGAAGCCATATCGTCAAGAATAAGCCCGAGACTGTCGGGGGTGATGCTGTTCGCTTCGGTTTCTGCGCGGAGAGCTTTGATTTTCGCTTTGATTTCGTCGATTTGAGCCATAGTATTTCTGTTTTTCCTCAAAAATATGGACGAATGACGAATCGTAAAAAGACAAAAAAACCCCGCATCTCGAAGATACGGGGCCGGATACTCCATAACAAATTATCGTTCGGGCTTCATGAATCGCCAACGTCGTCTTTCATCGGCCGGAACGTCTCGATATATTCTTCGAGCATCTCCTTGAAGGCGAACAACTGCGGCTCTCTGTCGAACCATACGAACGACCGGGGCAATCCGGAGGATTCGACCTCTATCTCTACCGACGGCGATTTCCCCGGTTCTCCGGAAGGGTAGCGGGTGATCCGAACGACCAGGTCGTCGCGGGTGAACTCGATCGTATGGCTTTTCATCGCGCACCTCCTTTCTCCGTAAAACGGGAGGTTATGTCGGCAACGCCCCGATAGGCGTAGGCTGCCAGTGCGAGCGCCGGCAAGGCCAATAGGGGCTCGCCGGTCGATAGAGCGAGCAGCAAGACGAATAACGAAGCGACGAAACGGACGCTTCGCCACATTTCACGGCGAGTGAGCTTTACTTCGAGCTCCCGCTCGAAAAATCGAATGAGGGATTTCTCTAAGGCCGATGTTTTTCGGCCTTCCTTTGCCTGCGATACAGGCAACACGACTGTTCTTTTCATTTTGATGAGCATTAAATGAAACAATATGTTAACTAAAACACGGGAAGGGAATAAAAAAGTTCCGCTTTCCCGTTGCTCATCACCTAAATCAGGCTGGGAGGCCATTAAGCTCTCCACACGGGGGTCGGAACTATATGTATCGCCCTGGGCATAAAAAATGCCAACGGCAAAGTTGGCGAACGTCGTCGCCTGATTTAAATGATGAGCATTGCAAAGATGGGGGTTCTTTTCGAGAAAAGCAAGAGATCGGGCGAAAAAAGAAACGCTTCGCCACATTTCACAGCGGGTGAGCTTCACTTCGAGCTCCCGCTCGAAAAATCGAATGAGAGATTTCTCTAAGGCCGACGTTTTACGGCCTTCTTTTGCCTGCGATACAGGCAACACAATTGCTTTCTTCATAATATAGAGCTTTTAATTGAGCGAGGATAAAAAAACGGCCCCGCTTTCCCGTTGCTCTACACCTTGAAGACAGGCAGTGGGCGCATTAACGCACCACACGGGGGTCGGAACCGTATATGGAATACCGAGGCATAAAAAAACGCCAACGGCTTTGTCGGCGAACTACCTCGCCTGTCTAAAATGTAGAGCAATGCAAATATGGAGGATTTTTTTGAAACGAACAAGAGATAATACAAAAAAAGCCCCGACTTTCACAAGCCGAGACTTTTCCTAACTTAAATAATAATCTATGAAGTCAAGTCATGCGACTCCGTTGGAGGAGTAGCGATATAGGGCATTCTGCGGGAATTTTTCGCACCCGATGTATAGCGTGTCGAAAGCATCGGTTCCGTCGGTACGATGTTCGAGCAGGGATTCTTCCGACTCTTCGAGCTTTTCTCCGCCTTTGTCTTTCCGAAAACCGTTCCGACCCCGGGAGACACCGGCAGATTGTATCGCAAGAATGAGGTCGTCGTTATTCTGGCGGTTGAAAAAGGGCATGAACCGCTGTTTCCCGGCGAACCCCTGGTTAATGAGCAGGTATTTCTCATCATGCCGCATAGGGTTTCCGAGATAGACATCGACGACCGTCCAACCGTGCCTCTCGAATTCGTGGCAAACCACCCAGTGAAAGTCTTGGTCGTTGACGGCATAGTTGGCTCCGAGAGCCGTGGAATCGTAGTAATAGACGACGGTCTTATTTTCGTGATTCGCATAGTATGTGCAGAAGTCGTCGATAAGAGCAGGGATTTTCCGCTCGAATTTGGCGAAGAACGATTTTATGATGTTGAGCCGACGCCCGGAGGGTTGCCCGGCGACTATCCAGTTGATATTGGCGTTGTAGTCCATGCCGATACAAATAGGCTCGAACGGATCGACGTCTTTATCGGCCCGACTGTCGAGCAAAGCGGGGTCGAAGTCGTAGCCGAGCGAATCGAGATAATCGAAATCGCTGGCGTTGTATTTATGGGCTTCGCGCATGGAGGAGTAGAACCCGTCTTTGGCGATACCTATCCGCTGGCAGAGGATAGAGGTCCGGAATGTTTTCGGCGTCAGGTCGCGCTTCATCTGCTTGATGTAGTTCTCGCCCAAAAGTTGAAGGTTCTCGATAGAGGAGTACTCTTTGTAATACACGGCGACCGACCTCATTTTATTGAGGTTCGTATCGAGACGACGGAGATAGCTTTGCAAATACTTGGGAATTGGTCTCCCTTCTTTTTTACACTCCCGTATCCGAGTTTTTGTTCTCCAAATTTCGAAGACCGTGGCTTTGATGGTGTCGATGAGTTCGACGTCCATCTTCTCCTTGTAATGAAGGAACCAAGAGCCCTTTTGCGTTTGGGGCATATCGCTCAAAATCATGAGCGAATGGTTGAACGAGCGGGCCCCGAAATAGGATTTTATGCCGCCGTTGGCGGGGAGCGTTTCTTCTTTGAGCTTTTTGTAGTCGATGAACTTGGCTTCGTCGACGAGCACCCACGAGAGCGTTAAAGAGTTGGAAGAACCGGGACGGTCTTGCGAAATGATAATCGCCACCGAGCCATTATAAAACGAAATTACATGTTCGTAGTCGGCCGGCTCGGTAATCGGCTTCGCGAACCATTTCGGGGGACGACGCCCCACGACATAATGGATGCCTTCGGCGAATCCCCACCGCTTCCATGCGGCGAATAACCCGGGCAAAGTGTTCGTGAGCCCGTGTTTGAAAGTGGGGACGACGATGCCTCCGGTAGAGCCCGGCATGCGCTGCATGTTCCTGAGGACGAACGGCGAGGCGATACTGTCGGTTTTGCCGGTACGCCTGCCGGCGACGATTACCGTAGTATTGGCCCCGATAAGCTGCGTGAGTCGCTGCGGCGCGTTGAAATAGACCTTATTTTGCGCTTCCATCTCCGAACAGTTCGTCTTCTTCGAGGTCGGCTTCCTCGAATTCGATATCTTCGATGTCGATAGTCTCTTTACGGTACTTGTCGAGCATCTCTTTGATTTTCTCGTTGATATTGGGAATAGGTTTAATACCCAGCACCGTAGGGTCGTCGGTGGCCGTAAAGGGCTGCACGACGATCCGGTCGTACGGCATGGCCCGCTCGTCCTCGATATCCACGCGGTTGTATTTGGCATAGCTGGAAGCCGCCCGTTCCATCGTCTTGGTATCCTTGCGCTTTTTGGCCGTTTGGTAGGTCTCCAAAAGCATCTCGTTGGCTCTCCACCGATGATAATCCCGGGAGGCTTCCGCAATCCTCGGGATCATCGACTTAACGATGGCGAGATCGGAATAGGCTGCGGCCTGAGAAATGCGATGCCGGGAAACAAGAACTTCGACGAACTGGCGGTCTTTCGCATCGGGATTGGCGACTGCCCAAGCATACATCTCGCGCAAACGCAGAAGCCTACGAACGGTAATTTCGTCGTATTTCCGCTTCAATTCGTCCTCGGCGGTAAAGAGGTCCTTCTGGCAAATTTCTATGGTGGCAGGCAGCGGCATAACGATTCACCGTACTTCTTCATTCGAGAATACCCAACCGCTTCAACTCTTCGGTAAGTTTCTCGGCCGGATCCGTGATAAGACCATACCATTCCAGAATCCTAGCTTTTAGCTCGGGCGTCGGCTTCTTCGCATATTTGCCCTTATTCAAGGTGACCAAGCGCAGAGCCTTCCGGCTTTCTTCGGAGAGAGAGCCCGGCGCGTTTCCGCTTTCCTGTCCCTGCTGCGGGACATAGCGGTCGTACCGCTCCCAATTCTCGTGCAGTTGCTTGTCGAGCGAGATCAGCTCTTTAAGGAACGGATATCGCTCGCTGTCGGGGCAAGGAGACTCTTCGGTAGAGATAAGCCGGAGCTTCGTTTGAACGTCCCTCATTCGCTGAGCGATACCGAGGTTCTCGACATACAGCGCCCGGATTTCCTCGGGAAGCGAATCGTGGTCGGTGCGTTTGCCTTTTTTGAAATCTCTCGCAGGGTTGTTTTCCTCGATAGAGAGTCTCTTCTCGAAGATCTTCTCGACCTTCTTTTCCATTTCCTTCACCTGTTCGTGGGTGAATTCCTGCACTCGGAAATTTACATATTTCTGAATGTTCCGGGTAATGAACTCGGCGTGTTTGGCCGGATTCGGCGCGAGGTTGCGATACTGGATCTTATTCCCGGATAGGCGGAAAAGCAAGAGATTTCCTTGCTCGTAGTCCCGCTCCTCGCGGGGAGTCGAGAGCCATTTCTGTAAAGATTCGGTGAGTTTCTTGTCCATAGTTTCATTGTCGGTTTTTGATTCCTTCCATGTCATATCGTCGTTCTTTCGAGACGGAACGGTCGAGAGTATCGGAACATTTATTCTCCGGCACATCGTTCAAGAGTCCTTTCCATAAATCGTCCATACTCTCGACAGCCGACTATTCTTCCGGTATTTCCGATCCGTCGGCCATGAAATCGCCTTCTTCGGCTTCGATTTTCCCTTTGTAGAAAGGAGCCGGAGTTTCATCGGTAGCCTCTACCGAGACGGTCGTGGAGGTCGTCCCCGTGGGCCCTTGTCCCAAATCTTGCGATACGGTGGATTTCGTTTGCCAGCGTTCGCAGCCGACGAGCCTCCAATTATCGGCCATATCTTGGACCAAAAACACATTGTCGTTGTTGTTGATATAGGCAGCCGCGGCCGAAGCATCGGCCCCGACGCCCGGGTGTACGACCGTCAACTTGTTGAGTTGGGTCTGGCTGGGTACTTCCCCTTGCGGCTCGCTGGTGAGTTGCGCTTTGTCGGG